CTTTATTTTCCGATGAAGATTTATCACCACGTTGAGCAGACATAATTGCCATTCCACCTTTTTTTGACTTACTCATCACACGAGTCAGAGAAGTTTCCTGAATAGAATAGCATTCTAACACAAATTCCTTAAAAGTCTTCATTTTAATCTTTTTAGGTATTTATTATACAACGAACTCCATAAATTGACCCAGAACTTTTTTATTTAACTTTTTTGTCTTCAGACTTTTAACAAAGGCATTTTTGATCTGTGACTTTGTGGCATCTTCGGCAACCTCAAATTCAGTATCTTGTGAAAGTGCCGAAGAAGACAATCCAAAATAAACATCATACCCAGAATTATGAATTGAGAATGATTTTTCTTTTTTCCACGAGTTCATTATTTTTTCATATTCATTCGTATCACAATACCTTCGAATAAAGTTACTACAATCACGAGACTCAAGAACACGAATGCCAATAAAATTAATATCACTAAAATTATCTTTTAAATTTCGAAGAAGAATATCTGGCACATTCATAAAATCACCACCAAATGAATAGGTATTTCCAGTCTTACGATCCCTCAAAAATGAATAAGATCCAATATGAGCAACTCCCATATAAGGTTCTTCTTGATTTCGACGATAAACCTCATGGTGATATTTGATGGGAGTTGCTTCACCATCAGTTAGTATTATACACTGAACTTTTTGAAGTTTATTTTCTTTCTGAAACTTTGGTAAAAGTTGGTGAAGAGCAATAAGTGCCTCATTTAAAGGAGTTCCAGAAAGACTCAATCCCAAAGGAATTGGAAATTGGCAATAATATTTTCGATTAAAAGATATTGCAAGGTGATAAATGTTTCTTAACTGTTCGTTTAAAACTTTACCACTTACCTTACTAGTCAGAAGATTAAGCATCGAAAACCATTCACCAACCTGAATTAATCCATCCTTTTTTTGATAAGAAAGTTCGCGATTAATTCTTCTATTATTTTCATCATAACTTGCGATTGGATATTCTGTGGTAAATGCATAAACCTCAAATGGAATTGAAACCTTCTTACAGAACCATATAAGATTAAAGAGTTGTTTTACAGTATCCAACATTACATTTGACATCGATCCAGACCAATCTAAAATAAAGATGAGACCGTGATTTTTACCGTCAGAGAGGGTGGTGATTTTTTTAAATAAGTCCTCATTATATTTGTAGGTATGAAGTTTTGAGCAATCTAAAACTCCGGTTCGAGCAGTCGTTGCCCGCGCATAAGAGTCTGCCGCCTTACGACACTCAAACTCTTTCACCAAATAATTAACCTCCTTTTGTGCCGAACGCTTAAATTCATCAAAAGACTTATCAAACTCACCAAATGCAGTTTCACGAGTGTGTTCCACAAGATCAAGAAAGTTATTCCAATCTTGCCTACAACGTTCATGTATTTGGGAATTTGAAACAATAATCTTTTTTAAATCAAGTTTAGGAATTTCCAAATAAACATTATCACCTCCACTCTTATCCAAAAGATTTTTAAGTGAATTATCCAAAGACTCTGCGGTTTTTATCTCTGGTTCAGACTCATTAGTATTAGAACTTTTTTTAAAGTCAGAAGATTTATTATTCTGTTCTTGGGAACTTTGGTCCGAGTCCCCGGCATCAGACTGTTGAGGTTGTGTCTGATTATCACTACTCGAATTTTCCAAGTCTGAAGAAGGTTGATTTTCAGGTTTTAAATCATCAGGGATATTTGCATCCTCTTCTTCTTTCTTTTTCTTACAGTATTGATAAAGAACCTCTGCAGCAATTAAGACCTCATCAAAAGTTTCGGTTTCTCCAATCAATTTGATGATCTCAATTTCTTCACCGGGTTCGATTTTAACATCAATAAAATTACCAATCTTAAATAAAAGATTTGCACGGTCGGCCAAAGTATAAGAAGAAACATCATCATCACCAAGTTGAAAGAAATCCTGTTCGGCAAGTTCCTTATATCCATTAAAGAAAGTCTTTGCAAGACCGGCATAACGGCGCTTCATTAATTTTTCAACACGAACATCTTCTACAAGATTTACATATTGTGTCGGAACATTACAGTCCTTTGTCCAATCAAAATTTGGAGTTTCTCTGGAATGCCCCACTTCATGGGATACAAGCAAATCTACAACAGCATTACTTGCTTTCCACATAGGTAAAGTCAATACCCTAGTATGGACATTAAAGCAGGCAGTCTCAACTTTCTTATACTCAACAACAATATCTTCTGTTGCTAGAAGACGAGCAAGCATTCCTTTGATTTCAAGATTGGTGGACATTTGGGTTTGTGTGGTATGAGCACATTATACAAAAAAAGAGGGTGGTGAAGCCCTCTTGTGTGCCAGTTTGAGAAGTGGTTCTTCATAGACCATATTTTCTTTTCATTTCTGCTCTTGTTTCATCTTCACGCCTGTTGCGTTCTCCGAATAAATCGTCTCTACGTGTTTTTAGACGAGCTTCCATTCTTTTTACTTTAGCCTTCCTATCAGCATAAGGAACACGATTTAATCCAGGACTTCTATGATTAACAAGAACACCTTGTGCTTTATAAGTAGTCTTTACACCTTTCTCAATTTGATTATCTGATTGGTCTGCCGCTGCCTCATTAATAATCTCTTCTCTCCACTCTTCACTCATATTTGCCATAATCACTAATGCGTTTTCATTAGTATCGGCATATCCTTCAGTAATCAAGTATTCTAGAATGGTGTCGTAAAGGTCATATGACTGCATTAAAGACCGTACTCCACCAGTAACAGTTTTAAGTGCTCCCCCAAAATCTTTATCCTTTAGTTGCTGTGCGGTTTGATCCACTTTTTGCCCAGCAATTCGTCCAGGTATTCCTAGTGCTCCTGGAATACCACCAACTTTCCTATTAGCAAAGTTCTCGATTGGTTTCTTAACTGCTCCTGCACCAGCATCAATAAATTTACCAAGAACATTTGGTTCATCATAAGACTCCTTGTAACCAGTATTAACTGGAGTTCCTCTGCGGGGTAGGGGTGGAATTGCCGAAGTTACAGGTTTTTTAGGTTTGTTCATTCCTCCGGGAGTAGGGGATTGCCCTATCTCTACACTTTTCTCACAAAGTTGCTCATAATACTCAAACAAACCCTCATCAGTCCAGTTGGAAAGATCATATCCATCGGATATAAGTTGTCCGACCCAGTTGTCATAAGAACTCATAAGTCCTCTTCTAAATTCTCTGGCAGCCTTACCAATCTTACCGGCAGTTTTTTCTGAAGCCTTCATAGCATAATTATGTCTATCAATACCAGCAGCAACAGCATCGGCAACACGACCCAAAAGTCCTTTCTTTTTTGGTTGTTGATTTGCAGCAGCAGCAACAGCAGCAGATTGTTTTTCATCTTTTACTTTCTTTTTCGCCGCTTCTTTATTGTCAATCTCTGCTTTCACCTCAGCATAAGATTTTCCGCCAGTTCTTTTCTTCGCTGCCCTTGCTTCTGTCAAATAATAATCTTCAGAAATATCATAAACAAACTCGGCAAATTCTTCTACACCAAGTTCTTCAATGAGAATTTCAACACCAATTTCATTTAATCCCATTTCACAAAAATAATGAGAGGCAATTTCTACTTCCTCATTAATTAATCGTTGTTGAGTATGAACCTGCTGATAGGCTTCGTATAAACCAATAAGTTCTTGATCTCTCATTTCTAGAAATACTTTTTAGTTATTTATGATAGTTGCACCTTATATGAAAATCCATTTCTTTTTTCAAATTTAATCACAGAATTGAATTTATCCTGCATTCCTTCCTTATGAGAAATTACAAATATATTCGCATCCTTTATTACATATTGAATAATTTTAAGAAACTCTTCTGTTCCAAAACTATCAAGAGAACTATCAAAAATTTCATCAAAAATCAGTAGATTACAATTTGCCGAATTTTTTAATCTTGCAACCTCACGCCAGGCAAATACGAGAGCAAGATTAATTTTTGCCTTTTCACCTTCACTAAAAGAACTATAAGAAAAATCTTCGTGAATTGGAGATTTAATACTCTCATTAAATTCTTCATCAAGATTAAAATTTATATAGAAATCCATCATCTGCAAATATCGATTTACCTGCTGATTGATAAATGGAAGATATTTTTTAATGATTTTAGTCTTGACTCCGTCATCCTTCAGTAAAGAATAAGCAAAATCATAATGAACTATTTTTTCCTTCTTTTCAGAAATATCCTCAATTGTTTTTTGAAGATTTTCTCTAAATTCATCTAACTTGCAGTTTTCAATATTTCTATTCTTAAGTTGTTCGGTAATTGTTTGAATTTGAGATTCAAGATCTCGCATCTGTCTTTGATTGAGCGAAATTCGAGTATTGTTTTGAGAAACTTCATGGTTTAGTTTTGTAATCTCCTTTGATAAAAGTGTAAATTGACGCTCTCGTTCTTGTTCAAATTTAATTGTATCATCAAGTTCCTGAAACCCCTTCTGAAGTTCCTTGGCCTTGTTTTGAGCGTCTGCAATTCTATTTAACCTAAAATCCTCATCAATTGTTTGAGTGCAGGTAGGGCATACCGAATTTTCGGTAAAAAATTTATGCTCTTTTGTTATGGTAGATACTTTTTGAGAGATCTTACCCCTCAAATTATTCAGTTTAATTAACTTATGATCTGCTCCTGTGACTTCTTCTTGTTCCTTAATGTATTTAAATATTTCTTCTTCTGTTACAGAATTATTTCTCATATAAATGCCAATTTCAGCATTTAACTTGTCAATTTTTTCTTGATTTGCATCTATATTGGCATTACCACGATTTTCAAGTTCCTCAATAAAGTTTTTCTGCATAGTAACTTTATCATTAAGATTTTGTTTTTTCAATTCTAAAGATTTAATTTCATCTTTTTGTTGACGAATTATTTCTTTAATCAAAGTATTCATTACCGAAAATATTCTTATATCCAGTAAATCTTCAATAACCTCACGACGATTAGCAGTCGTCAGTTGCATAAAAGGAACAAATGTGCTACTTCCTAAAATAACTATTTGTGTAAAAGACTTATAATTCAGTTTTAAAATATTATCTTCAAGAATTTTTTGATTCAGACGATCATCCGACTCTTTATGAAGAGCAACTCCATTCACCTCAATATCAAAAATACTCGGTTTAATTCCACGACGAACCAAATATTCTCTACTATTTACAGAGAACTCAATTTCAACCAGACAATCTTTTTCATTTGTAGTATTAATTAATTGATTTTTATTAATTTTACGAAATGCCTTATTGAATAAAACAAAGGTTAGAGCATCTAATACAGTACTTTTACCTGCGCCATTAGTTCCAACAATTAAATTTGTATTATCTTTTTGAAAATCAATCTCCATAAATTGATTTCCGGAACTTAAAAAGTTTTTATATCTAATTTTTTTAAATACTATCATTTTTAGGAGGAATTACAATATCATTTGGAGTAATTACGGCATACTTATAATTATGAATTTCACAAGTCTTTATGGCAAGTTTAGAGTCAACCTCAATAATTTCCATTTCCTTTTCATAATTTTCATCATACTCTAGCATCATAGCATATCGAGTCGCATCATCCTCTTCTTCAAATAAAAACAAAACCTTTTCCCCATATCGATCTTGTACTGCATATGCACCATCATCTTTCCGACCCTTAAGAGTGAGAAGAAACATTTTATTCGATTTCACATGCCTGCTTGTAAAGATTTTCAAAGATGCCTTTAATAACACTTTTATCAAAATTAAATTCTGACTCATCAATATATCGATTTAAAACAGAAATTGTATTCTCTTCTTCTTCGACTACAAAATCATCATTTTCTTTAATTTCAAAATTTTCAACAATTTTTAGATCTTGAACTCCAATCTTATAAAGATTATCGATAAATTTTTCAAAACTTTTTGGTTTTGATTTTTTACGAACAATTACCTTTACGATTTTATTTGAATATTTTGATGCATCGAATGTTTGATATGGAGTATCATCATAATAAATGTTATAAAATAATTTATATGGATTGTTGACTGGGGTGTGTATTAAAGTTTCAGTATCAAAAATATGAAATCCACGAATATCATTAACATCAGTCCAATACATTTCATAAGGATTGCCAAGATAAAAAATCTTTCCATTATCAGAACGGGTATGATAATGTCCCGAAAATACCTTTTCAAATTTTGAAAAAATAGTTGAGTCCATACCATGATCATCCATCACAAGATGTTTATTTACATAAAATCCCCGAAGTTCAAGATGACCCATCGCAATCTTTGCATTTGACTTTTGAATTACCTTTAAAGTCTCATCATAATTATCACTACAAATCCAAGGAATTAAAGTTATATCAATTCCACCAATTTTAGTATTTGTGGGAGAACTATAAGTTTTTATATTCGAATAATCTTGAAGAAGAAGTTCTGGAGAATTAATTTCAGTAGAATTACGAAGAAAAATATCATGATTACCTACAAGCATATGAACTTCATATTTTCTAAGAGGTTCTAACACTATTTTTTTAGTCCAGTTTAATCCCCAAAAATCAATACTTTTACGATTATCAAAAGCATCCCCCATATGAATAACAGTTTTTATTTCGTGTTCTTCAAGAGTAGGGAAAAATACATTATTGTAAAATAATTCAAAATAATCATGAAGATGTTTAGAAGATTTACGTGCGGCCCAATGAGTGTCAGAAATTACGCCAATTTTCACTTTTGTTGCCTCCTACTATTTTCTTGTGCGGTTTTCATAAGATGCTCTTTGTGTGTAATAACTTGTAAGTTATCCGGATGGTGTAGTCCACCCTCAAATAAAGGAATGATATGGTCTACATCATACTGCACACCGGTAGTAAAAGTCAAGTGCTGTGCCTGTTGGTATACTTCCTGTATTTCTCGAAGTTGCTGCTCCGTAATATCTATTGGAATACCAAGTTGTTTTCTTGCAAGGTATCTCCTTGTCTTTTCACAACTTACTGCTTTACCTCTTTCAGTTTTAGCGTATTTCCTTTTTATTTCATTAACTTTTTCTTTATTATCCTCACAATATTTTTGCTTTTTCTCCTTTGTCCTATAAGGTTCCATCAACTCTTTATTATTAAGTTTTTCTAAACCAGATTTTATAGAACACGGGGCACAATTAGAAGTAGATACATATTTTTCATAACTTCCACAGTGTTTACAAATAGTTTCACTAGTATAAGTTTTTTTACCCTCTTCTATTGCTTTTAATCTATTTTTTCTTGACTGTGAGTATTGATTAGGCATAAAGCACCATAGTGTTTTATTTATTTATACACTATGGTGCGTCATCGATTTACATTTCTGTATTGAACGGCATCTTTCATACTATTGAACTCTGAATTGTTTCCGGAAAGTAATCCATCATCAACAGTCATAACTTCATCAAATCCGGTTCTTTCTATAATTTTAGTCTTAATTTCCAATTGTTTCTTTTCTTTTTGAATTCTTCTCAAAAATGCATAGTGAATGATTTGAGTAAAATAGGCAAATGGATTTTGAGATCTTTCTGGATCAAAATTATGAATGTACTGAACACAATTTTCAATTCCATCAGAGCACATATCCTCTCTAAACATATAATTCACAAAATTTGGTTTATATGAAAGATGTGTGGCAATTTTTAAAAAACATTCGCCAAGATAATTTGGAATTCTGGGTTTTCCTTCCCATGCACCAGACTTGGGTGGATACTTATCATACTTCTCAAAGTATATTTCAGATGCCTTTGCGACTTTAGATTTATAAACAATAAGAGCTTCCAATAGCTCTTTATTATTTACATAATGTTCTGATTTCTTTTTTGGCATAGCATCGGACTTCTTGTGTAAGTTGTGTTTATTATAACATATCTTTATAGGGCTTGACAAGTCTTCAAAATCTATATAGAATAGGTTTGTTGCTTTTGAAGGATTGGTATTAGAGTTCTTTGCAATCCTTAAAGAGATTTTCCAAATTCTTTCTTGCTTCCTTTACAGAAGTAACATAACCTTTTACGGATGAGGGATTTACTTCTCCATATGACTTATATACTTCTTCATTTGAATTATTAATATAATACTCATATAACTGAATTAATCTACTTTCTTTTGTTTCAGTCATTGTTATAACCTTGTCAAATTTAATAAAAAATATATCATCATTTGACATTTCCATCCAAGAATTTATTTTGACATAATAATGCCCAGTAGAAGACATCGATGGTTTCATAATCACCGGATTTTGTAAAATAATAATTGGGTCATCATTATTTTCATCTATCATAATTAATGATAGAATTTCTTCACCTGATACTAATTTTAAAATACAGTAAAATTCATCTCCCATTAGTTTTTTAGCGGTATGTTTATAATGTCATAATTAAAGTTTTCTTCAGAGTATATTTTAATTCTTTCAACTAAATGATTTAAAGTGTAATTTTTTCTTGATTTGTAACTAATATCATCGGCAATATCATATAGTGTTGCCTTTATTTTATTATCACCTTTTCTTAAGACTCTTCCAATTGATTGAAGATTTCTTATTCTAGATTTACTCGGAGATGCAAAGACTACATTATGTAAGTTTTTAATATTAATTCCAGTTGAGAAAGTACCATAAGATGCAACAATAATTGCATTATTTTCTCTTTCTGTAATTTCACGAACTAATTCTCTTTCTTCTGTATTCACACCACCATGAACAAAGAATACTTGGCGATCATCAGTCTTACTACTATTTATGAGTTCATAAAGAGGTTGTCCGTGACCTTCAACTCTTGCAAACAGAATTAAAGTATTTCCCTCCAAATCAAGTGCAAGATTTTTAATGAAATTATTTCTTTTTTGGTGATTAATTAAATATTGAATTTCATCCTCAAACAATTCAAATCTTTGAGGTAAATGCTTAAGTAATAATACTTTAATATCCAATTTGGCAAGATGACCTTTTTGCATGAGTTCATCAGTTTTGACAATTTTGTATGACGGACCAAATAAACCTTCTAAAACCCATTTATTAACTTCAATACCATCAAGTGTTCCGGTAAATCCAAACCTATATTTGGCATCACAAAGTTTAGACATTATTGAAACAATACTCTTAGCCTTTGCCGTATGACACTCATCAACAATTACACAATTAAATTTCTCAAAGTATTTTTTCTGCATCTTATAAAGGGACTGCCATGTTGAAATATAAACTTCTTTTGTATCTTCTTTCTCTTTACCGGAATAAATCAGGTGGCAGTGTTCCTCTGCATTCCAACCATAATCAACAAAATCCTTATAAAGTTGAGAAACCAAAGATGTTGTCGGAACAATAATTAAAATGTTATTTTCCTTTTCCGTATAATATCGGACAAGAGAATATATCATTAAAGATTTTCCAGAAGCAGTTGGTGAAACAATTACTTTTCTATTATGATAAAGTGCCTCATAAATTCCTTTATTTTGATAATCTCTTGGAGTATGTTTTGAAATTGATGTGACATAATCTTTAACTCCTTCCGGAGAAATATTTTCATTTATTTCAAAAGGAAGACCATAAAATTTATTATCTTTAAATTCATAAGTATGATTATAATCTTTACAATATTGAATTATTTTATCCAGAAGACCAACATATATTTCTCTTGTATTTACATTAAACAAATAAATTTTTCCATCCCACCATTTATTTTTATAAGATGGTGAAAATTTTGCATTAGGAACTTCAAATTGAAATGAGTCTTTCAATTCGTAGTAAATATGAGGATCAGCTTCGATTAGTAAATATACTTCGTTCTTTTTTGAAATTATCAAATGAGACATTCATAATGTATCAGTTGTAGGTATTTATTCGGTTAGTTATATACCTTTAATTATTACGTTGTTGCATCATCAACTTTTTTATCATAAGCAGTAGACATTCTTGATGCCAATTCCTGTCCTTTTTGTTGTATCGGTGATAATAAACCTTTTTCTTTACGCAGTTTTGCAAGTGCACTAAAACCTCTTCTTCTTATACCTAATTTGACAGCAACAATTTCCTTTTCACTACCAAAATCTTGGATACTACCACCTTTTCCAACTGGTTTTTGTCCGGAATGATATCCACTTTCTCCTCTATGAGGAATTCCAGTTCCACCTTCTGGTCCATCTGTTTGTGCTATATTTCTTGGATCACTACCGTGAAATTTTCCTACCTTAGCATCTTTCTCTCTTTTTACCTTTCTTTCTTCTGGGGATAATCCCGCAAATTCTTTAGCAGAATCTGCTATTTTAGTTAAGTGATGTGCCTCTTTTTCTCTTCCTTGAATTGGTGAACTTACGTTCTTATCTCCCGGACCTATTAGACTTACTTTTTTATTCCCCCTCTTCTTTTGTTCCGGATCTAAATCAGAATCAATATCAGAAAGTCTAGATGCTCTGTTTTTTTGTTGTTGTTTTCTCAATGCTGCATTTTTTAATGAATATGTTTGAACTCCATTTTTATCTCTACCGCCAGTTCCAATTATAACTGAACTGGGATCCTCTAAAGCATTTCTTCGTTTATTTGCAGAATCCCATCTTCTCTTCTCTTCTTCTCTACCACTTTCAGGAAAATTAACTTCTAAGACAAAATAATTTCTACCATCAAGAATATTATGTTTGTTTGCTTCTAAAATAAATTCTCTAAACGTCTTCATTTGTACTTATAGTTTATTCTTATTTAGTTATATCCTGCCGTGAACTTATGCCAGTCAATACTATTTTTAATGGAGTAATTTCGATTTGAAACCATCTTGATGATTTCTTCTAAAAACTTAAGAGTAATATCATAGTATTTTATTTTTAAATCTATTTTAGAAAGTCTCTCATCAGCATCCATATACCTCTGTATGGCATCCTTTTCCCTTACCTTATACGGAAATGGTTCTTCGGCATAGACCTCTGCTGGTGCCTTTCCTGTGTAGTAGTTATGGCGTTCTAAACGAACTTTATTATAAGTCTCTCTTGCCTTTTCACGAAGAAGAGTTATTGTATTGTATATGGTGTAATATTTTGCATGAAGTTGAGAAATTTTTAAAGACTCATCGTGTAAATTATCAGGGTCTATGATAGAATCTCTATCCCACATGCCCTGAATTTCATCCAAATTCATAAAGGTTGTCCGTCTGTTCCTAGAATATTATACACAGTATATTTGAAATTTACATCTGCCGTAAAATATTGAATATCTGTTTGAGTTGCATCAAAGTCTAAAGAAGTTAATGACATTGGAAATAGATCTTTAAATTTTACAATTGCAGTTGTATTATAATTACTATTCAAAATATAGAGACTTCCATCACTAAATCCTCTTAATGGATCTTGAGGTTGTGTTTGATCATTTGGAATTGTGATTAAGTCATCATATTGTTGGGTTGTTTCTGGAAATCCAAGACCAGTCAACCAGTTATGAATTACCATATAATTTTCTAAATTCTCATCTACCAAGAATCTTAAAGATAAGTCACCATAGGTAAGTTTATCTCCAGGAACATCAATATTTTTTAAATATGTTGATTGTGTATTCAGAGAAAGTGTAATTTCTGGTATTCTCGCCGAATTACAAAAAAATGAAACTTTTGAGTTTTTTGCCAAAGTAAATTTAAATCCTACTGGAGATAGGAAATTTCGATTATCAATTTGGCCAGGAAATGAACAAGTCATATCAATACCTTCCGGACATTAATCCTTTACTTTTTGTTACTTTTGGTTTTTCTATTTTTGGTTTATTTGTAATTGGTGTGACATCAAGATCTCTGACGCCAAATTGTTTATAATCTTTATATCCTATGTCATTTGTAGTACCTGTAGTCAAATCATATTCACGATTTCCGTGATATGGTCCTCTATCAATTACTGATGTTTCTACTGATTTTTTGGTTTGTGGATCTGTAATTTTTACTTTACTTCCTAATGGTAAAGTTTTATGTGCAACTCCTCTGGTAGATGGAGTAAGTGTTTCTCCAGATGCTGTTGGATTCCCATATAATCCTGGTCCATATGAGCTTGTAGAAACAATTACACCTAATTTATTTGCCTCATGTATAAATTGATTAAAAGTCTTCATCTTTTTATTAGTATTTATTTGTATAAAAAAAGGGAACCCGAAGGTTCCCCTGAAAAATATGTGAGAA